GTACCAACTGGTTCCATAACAACTATTACTGCTGAGTGTAACCAGTTTGACGGTGCTGCTAATGAGAAGTGGGGTGGTAATAGTGCAACAACAGGTCAAAGAAATTTCCAAGGAACTCCTGTTGGATCATCTGTTGCTGACTTCCCAGATTTGGCAGGTACTAATAAGTACTACTTGCCACTTAAGGAGCAACCATTTACTTCAGCTGGTGTTCAATATTATAATGAGAATGATATTCTACTTCTTGATACTATTGAACAGACAGGTCAACATGCTGAATTTGTTAAGATTACACGTCTTGTTAGGATTAATGATCCAAACAGTGTCTGGATTGAAGTTGAGAGATTACCATTTGGAACACTAGCTCCAATAAGTACACAACATCCTGATGATGTTAGGATTTATAAGTGTAATATACAGTATGATGCTACATGGACTACTACTGCTATTGATGCTGCTGGTACTGAAGATGATGTTTATCTTGCTCAGTTTGGTGGTAATTTAGTAGGACAGACCACACGTGGTGGAACTAAACCAGGTGATTATGTAATTATTTCTCGTACTACAACTGGTGATGATGGTGAGATATTTGAACTTAAGACTACTTTAGTTCAAACTGCTAAGACTTTCTCTGTTAAGAGAGATTGTGATGGCACTCCAATAACAGTATTTGAAGTTAATTCTGTAACTGGTGATGTAACAATCAACGGTGATCAGACATATACTGGAGCACTTACCTTAAATGGTACTTGTTCAACACCATATACTAACTCAACTACCAATAAGAAGTTAACTATAACAAATGGTGGTGGTATTAAGACGTTTGAGGTTGACACTTGTACAGGTGACACAGTTACTGGTAATACACATGGTACTGTGTTTATGAAGTCTGAGGAGTATGGATCTTCTCCTGAAGCACATACTAAGGGTGATACAGTTTATGTTTACTCTCATGACCCATTAGCAAGTAATACTTCTAATGCACTTGCACCGATTACAGTAACTGCACAAGCACTTTCACCTACAGATACTTCATGTACATTGAATGGATATTCAACTGTAGCAACTTCTACTGAGTTCCCATTCCAAGTTGGTGATTACTGTGCAATTTATGGTGCTACATTCAATAAGATTGAGGTTGTGCAAATTACTGCTACACCAACTGTTACTGGTAGTGCTGGTTCATATGTTTGGACAGTTCCATTTACATCTAACTCCACATATACAAATGGTGGTAGAGGATCAGCTTCTAATAAGATAGAAGGTACTGTTGCTCAAACATGGAGTTCTGGAACTTCATTTGTTAGATTGGCAAATCTTGTACCAGATACTGCTGCGAAGGATGCTAATGGTATTGCGATAACCACTCATGTACAAACTACTACGTTGTTACGTGATATTCCTGCTGCAACATCAACAAGAGCTGCTGATAATACACTTAAAGCAAGAACTCCTAACACTAGTGATACTAGGTTAGAGATACCACTTGCTAATGCTGATTTGATTCCACCAAAATATGACAGGATTCATTTAGTCAGAATTGGTGAAGAATGGTTCACACCAGATAGTGTTGATGGTACTCTTGATGCTGGAAATGCTGTTAAGATGCCTAAGCATTACAGGAATCCAAATACTACAGCTACACCTCAAATAAAGTTATATGATGGTGGTAAGATCAAGGCACATGATGATGTAGATATTTACGGTGGTACTTTAAGACTTTGGGGTTCTGATGGCATTACACCAATTGCAGTTATCGCTAACGATGATGGACATATTGGTGATGGATCATTTGATGATCCTAAGACAGGATACACTGGATTGACAGTTACTGGTAGAGGTACTTTCTACGGTGATTTAACTCTTAATTATAAGTCTTGTGTAGCATCAGGAACCTGTACTACAACACCTAAGTTCAAGGCATATGCTATTACTGGTAAACTTGAGATGGGTCAGTCATTCTATATGACTGGAGATCCTAAAGAATCACCAGTACCTACAACCAAGACATTTACTGTTGATGGTTTGGGATCAAGTACAAATGTTGCAACTGGTGACAAACCATTTAACATCTATCAGACTGGTGCTATTGACTCATTTGGTATTGAGAAGTACTGGACTGCTAATGGTGGTAGAAGACAGACTTATGTTGAGTTTGATTCAACTTCTGGTGTTGGTCAACAACAGGGTAATCCTTTAGCACCTAACAATAATTATATTATTAATGCTACTTCTGGAAGTAATATGATTCTTTACTTACCAGGTGATGCTACTGCTTCAGTTGCTCAACCACAAACAGGTGACATGATTAGATTCATTGAAGTTAGTGGAAACTTAACATATAATACAAGTTTGATTCTTAGAGCAAATAAGATTAGTGCAATTGCTACAGCAATTCAAGGTGATACAACTGGTACTAGAATACAGGCTGGTTCAGCAGCACCTGCTGGTAGTGCATGGGATTCTGGAGAATTAATTATCCAGACACGTAATGCATCATTCGGTCTAGTATTCATAGGACAATATGATCTTGAGGGATCGGCAAACGCAAGACAAATACCAAACGCTTTACGTGGTTGGTGGTTAATGGAGTTATAATAAATGGCAGCATACTACGATTCTATTAAAAGCATGAAGACCGCCAAGGTAGGAACTATCTTACCTTGGGGTGGTGATGGAGGTACTGGATTCCTCGCTTCTAATATTCCTGTGGGGTGGATTGTTTGTGATGGTGATCAAAGTATACCTGCTAAAGATTATCCACTTTTAGCATCTGTGATTGGTGATACTTATGGTGGTGACATGAGTACAGGAAATCCTAAATTTCCTTATGAGAATGATACTAATGTATTTGGACTTCCTAACCTGTCCAATCGTGCGATGATTGATTTGGAAAATTGGCAGTTAGATCTTGCAAAGTATCAGTATGGTCAAAATAATCCAAAGCAAGCAATTCTTGATGTAGCAGGGACTAAAATAAATGATTTAGTAACTGGGTTAGGTAATCAAGTTAAGACTACTTGGAATGCTACAGCAGATATTGATTTTACTTTAAATCTTACTGGTAATCTTTACTTTAAGGTCAGTAATATAAAATTATCAAATCCTGATTTCACTGAGACTGTTTATACTCTTGGTCGTAAGTTGGGGTTGAATCACCTTCCTGCACATAGACACTCAGATGTTATTCCTTCTTCTGGTTATCGTACTAGAGGTGCTATGACATTTAGAGCTGATAATGGTGTTGAGATGAAAGGTGATGTAACAACACAGATCTGTAATATTACAAAACCAAGAGTTGAATGTCAAGCTGTGGATGGTGATGCAGGTTCATATGAATGGACAAATGGTAGAGATTTTATTACTTATTTTGGTGATGAAAGATATGAGTGGACTCTACCTACATGTGAATCTTTTATGGAATTTATTAATGATGGTGCTAATGCAACCAATCCAGCAGCAAATTACTGGTCACAAGTTCCAGCAGGAAATAGTCACTGGAATACTAGAGCAGATGATACTGATGCAACTAGAGGTTCTGGTCATAAGGCAAATGATTATACACAGAATATTTTACCTACTGGACAGGCAACTGCTGCTATAAATCAGACTATTCCAATGGATACACATACAATGCCAGCATATACTGGTATGTTTCCAAGACCAATAGAGGTAGGATCTAGACCAAATTTTCTTGGTTATACTGATACCAGTGGAGGTGCTTCAGCACCTAATATTGGTGGTATATTGGATCATCCAGAAGCAATGACAGCATTTGAGGTTGATAATGTTGCTATTACTAATGGAACAACAGAAATTAATTTACCAGCAGGAACTGATATCAAGAGATTGTATGGTACTGCTCCTAATCAATGGTATCAATGGGACGCAATTAGACCTTTAATGTATGTGACACCATCTGTTGCTGCTAATAAATGGAAGTATTTCCCAGAAGGTACTATTATTAATCAAATTACTGAAGATACTCCTGGTATATACACATTAAAACTAAATAAAACTACAACTGCTACAGGTACAATTAAATTAAAATTTAGGGATGGATCATATCCAACCTCTCTTAATTTAACTGCTGTGTGTAAAAATCCTCTAAGTGATGCATTCAAATCTCATATGCATGATAGTTTTGAAATTGCTCAGACTGGTGGATCAATGACTGATGGTAATAAGATAATGACTTCTTGGACTGCTCCTGATGCTAATGGATCAACACTCCAAGCAGAAAGTCTTGAAGATGCTTTAACCATTTCAGCTGATACTTCACAACCTGCACTAACTGTAACTTGTATAATTAAGGCGTTCTAATGGCAGTATTATATACAAAAGAAAAATCAAAGTATGGTCACTTGACAGGTCAAATAATTATTTGGCCAATGGAGTACGAAGGTAATCCATCTCAAGGTCAAAATCCAAAGAATTTACCTGCTGGTTATTTGAAGTGTGATGGATCAAGGTACTTTGCAGTTGATTATCCAAGACTTGCTGCAATTTTAGGTACTGGATCCACTAGTAAATTTATTAGAAAGAATCTAGATGGAACTAACTTTGATACTGTGAGTGATACACAGTTCATGGTTCCTGATTTTGGATCTAAGTATCCTGAACCTACAACAGGTGCTAACGCTGGTGTTTATAATAATATAAGAAAGGAAGATAACTCTCTTGTTCCACAGGAGATTAGTAGATCAGGTATTGGTATTGTTGCTGAGTCTCAGATAGGAGATAGTGTTGATATAACATATACTGGTAATATAGTTCTTCCTTCACAAGAAATTCCTATTCCAGGTAAACCAGGATATACATATGCTGGTGCAACTCATCGTACAGAGACTGTTGGTATTGATGAGGATATGATTCATGGCCATGCTCATTTTGGAACATTTGCTAGAGGTAGAATTATGACTACTCAGGCAGATGGGTCAAACCCTGCTGAGACAAATAATACACCAAGAGCAGAAGGACCAACTGGTAGACAAACTGCATCAACTATTAATATTGAAGATTGGTTAGATAAAACATTATATGATAATAATTCTGCTTCTACTGCTCCTACATGTAGTGGTAGTAGTTGTAACCCACGTGGAGGTGGTCAACAGAAATGTAAAGCAATGGTGTATTGGAATCCAGGTGCAAATGTTCACCCAGGTTCTGCTTTCTATGCAGGATGTCAACCACTTGGTTTCTGTAATACAATCTATTGGAATGGATGTATTGAAGGAGGAGCACTTCCTGGATCTGGTACAACTAATGAGTGGGCAAGATCAGGTTGTATTATAAATGTAGATACAACATTTTGTGGTGGATTTCCTTGGGGTTCTGCTGATGGTACTAACTTAGCAATGTATGGTAATACATCTGCTTTCCTTCCACCTATACCATTTGGTTGTCAACCTTTAGTTGGATTACCTGTAACTGGTGGTGGTCCTGCTAATGCTTGTGAAACACAACCAGCAAGTTATGTTGCAGGTTTAGCTGGTGTCCCAGTTGATTGGAAGGGTACTACTCTTGCTGATGTTTTACCATTACAGAGTAATGATCAGGCAGAGTCAAGACGTTGTAATGCTGCTATAGAACATGTAACTAGTGATACTACTGATCTAACACAGGCAACTGATCCTACCCTACATAATCATAGGATAAGGATAGATAAGAATGTTACTGGTGATCATACATATAAAGTTAGAACAAGAGCTGCTAATGTAGATCCAGAAAATTTATCAACAAAGATGTCTATAGGTGCTGATGCATCACCCTCAATAGACACTGCTTGTGCTCCTTTCATTGTAATGGAATATTTAATTAAGGTTTAATTACTAATCATGGTAGTATCATCACGTCCATATAGAAATCCAAGAACAGGGTTTTATACTGATCTTGCTGTTGACTCAACACCAATTGGTACAATAGTCCCTAATTTAAAGACTGAAACAAATTCTTTTGATCATAGTTATATTAATGATAATACTGAACCTCATAAGCATTTAGAAGCGTCTGGTAATCATTATAATAATCCAGGTGATCAGGACAATGATCCAGCATACACTCATGAGGGTTATCTATATTGTAATGGTTCAGAATATTATATTGCTGATTTTCCAGGATTATATGAGATAATTGGTAAAGAATATGGAGGATATCCTAGTCAAGGTATTGATGTAATTAATCCTGGAAGTGGATATTCAACTGAGTCTACTGTGGTTATTTCTGCTCCGTCTGGATCTAATCCTGTTCAAGCAACGGCAAGTGTTGGTGCTGTTAATGGTAACACTGGTGCTATTATTGCTATTAATGTTAATAATGTTGGTAGTGGATACACAAGTGCTCCAACAGTGAATGTATATGGTAACGGTATTGGAACCTTTACTCATAATGGTATTGCTAATGGTAGCAGAACTTCTGGAACATATCTAGGAGTAAGTGCCACTGGTGGTAGTGGCACATCTGCAACATTTGATGTGGTTGTTGATTCTAATGGATTACCAACTGTTACTTTAAAGAATGCTGGTTATAATTATGCAGCTAATGATACTTTAACAATTACTGATGCTTTATTAGGTGGAGGTGGTGCTCCAAATATTATTATTACTGTTACTGCTGTTACTGGTGGTGCAGGATCAAGTGCAACCTTTTCTGTCAGATTGAATGCTAATGGACAGATACAAGGTATAAATCAAGCAAATGTATATGAATGGTTGGGTGACAATTATATGGGAACTTTTAAAGTTCCAGATATGGTTACTAAGAAGGTCGTTGGTAACAATTCAGTTTATGGAAGTAATTCTGCTAATGCTGGAGGTGGACAACTTGGTGTTGGTACTGTAGGTGGTAAATGGTATTTGGATCAGACTTTACAAGATGATTATTTTTCTTTAGGTCAGATAGTAACAACTGGATATGATAATGTAACTGAGACAGTATCTTGTGATATTATTGGAGAACATAGTATTAAACTTACTATGGATCCTGAAGATTTAACTGGACCACCACAGCATAGTCATACAGTATTTCATTCACAACCTGTTAATGATCAAACAATTTCTACAACTAGTTTTGACAGGTATTTGGTTGACTATAGAGCAAGAAATGGAAAGGTAAGTCGTTGGTCTAATATTGGAGATCAGAAATTAGATCATACTCATGGTTTATTAAGAAGACCAACCCCAGCTGGAGGTGTAGCAACTTATGATGTTTGGGATTGGCAAGCAGGTGCAGGTGATGCTGGATCACTTCAGAACCCAATTACATTCAGTGATGTAGCACCATCTAAGGTTAATACAACTAATAATACAATTGAGATAGGCAATCATGGATTGTCTAATGGTAATGCTGTTAAATACACAGAAGGTAGCACTGGTATTGGTGGATTAACTAGTGGAACAACATATTATATAAGAAGTATAACTTCTGATACATTTGAATTATATGGAAGTCAATCACAAGCAACTGATGTAGCAAATACAACAGGAAGAGTGAATTTAACTAGTCAGGGTTCTGGTACTCATAAGTTTGAATATAATACTGCTCCTTCTAATTTAAATTATCTTGCATCTGGTAGTGGTTCTGGTAGTTGGCAGTGGCAAACTAATGTACCAGCACCTTTATTTAAGAAGTTTAATGCAACATCTGATATTGGTGGTAGAGAAAAACAAACTACTCCTGGTCAAGATATTATTACATGGACTACTGTACTTGAAACTGGTACTCCTCAAACCAATAGTACTTTTAGTTGGCCAGCAGGAACAATAAACAAAATTAAATACACCATGACTGGTGGTGGTGGATCTGGTGGTGCTGGATCTTATAATGGTAATGATGGTGGTGATAGTGTACTTGCATTGGGTAATGGATCTGTATTTAAGATAACTGCTGGTGGTGGTAAGAAAGGACTGGGTGCTACTGCTGGAGATAATACACCAGGAAATGGTGGAGCAGGAGGAACGGCAACTAATAATGGATCAACTAACGCAACAGGTGGTTCTAATGGAATTCCAGGTAATGCAGGAACAGGATCAAAATTATTAGAAACAGTACAACCAAACAACCCAAATACAGGTGGTAACGGTGGTGCTGGTACAATATATTGGAATCAAACTCAATACGGAAATGGAAGTTCTGGTGTTAATGTTAATGTAGGTAATCAATCTGGAAATTCTGGATGGTTTGCTCCTAATGCTAGTAATGGAGTATTTAATCTTGCATCTTATAGTAATATAACAGGTGCTCAATTTAGATTGAGAGGTGGTAAAGGAGGTACATCTACTCCTGATGCAGGTGGTGGTGGAAGTAACACATCAGCTGGTGGACAAGGTGCTGAGATTATTATTACTCTATCAGGAACATGGATAACAAATAATAATGTACAAACCACAACATTCATTGGGTATGAAGGTGGTGGTGCTAATGGACAAGCTCAAGGAAGTGCTCCACTTGGAGGAAGTTCTCAAAGAGGTGGTACTGGTGGTAATGGTAGAAATGGAGGTGGTAATGGAGGTGGTGGAGGTGCATCCACACTACTAAAAGCAGGTGGTACTTTCGTTGCTGGAGCTGGTGGTGGTGGAGGCGGTGGTGCTTTCGGTAACACTGGTGGATATACTGGTGAACCTGGTGGTCCCCCAGCTGCAAACGCACAAGGATATTCTGTTATTCAATATGGATCAGGTGGTAATGGTGGACAAGGTGAATGTGTCGGTGGTGGAGGCGGTGGCGGTGGTGCTGGCTGCAACAGTGGTACGACATATGGTGGTGGTACTGGTAATGGTGGAGGTGGTGGTGGACCTGGTGGATCTCCTGGTGGAGACTCTGGACACCAAGGCGGTAGAAGAGGAAATGAAGGAGATTCTGGTTGGCTAGCATCTATGTTTAGTGGTGGTTCATATAGTAATCACAATGATACCAATGGTTCTGCTAGGATGAAGGTTGAATGGAATAATGACTACTGGACTGCTGGTGCAGGTGGTGGTGGCGGTGGAGCACTATGGCAGGGACAAGTTGATTGGGCAACTGCTGGATCTCCATCAACAGGTGGAACCTATACCATTGGTTCTGGTGGTTCTGGTGGAAATGATCCAGAAGCAAGTGGTACTTCAGGAAAATCTGCACAAGGTGGAAATGGTTATTTGAAATTGGAAGCAGGTGTGGTAACAGGAAATTCAGGTGGTGGTACAACTATTACTACAGACCCTATTATTCAATCTGGATCTATAGATGACGATCAATTTGATGTTAGTATAGTTCCTGATGGTAATGGTGTTGGTAATGGTGCTGGATCATTTAAACTTCCAACAACACAAGTACCAGTGGTGGTATTTACAGGTGGTGGAGCTGTTACTGCTCATGCTACTGCAACTGCAACAGTTACTGCTGGTAAAGTAACTGATGTTGTATTAACTTCTGGTGGATCTGGATATACAGAAGCACCTGTCGTTCATGTATTACATGGTGCTGGTGGGGGAACTACTGTTACTGCATCAATCAATGCTACTACTGGTACTGTTACTAGTCTTGCTCTTGATACAAGTAATACATATACTTACACTCATTATCTAAAGTTTGGTAATCCAACAGGAGGAACTGGTTATGGTCAGGGTGCAAACTCTAAGACTCGTTTTGTTAATTTAATGCCGACTGATACTACTAATACTAACTACTTTTCTATTAAAGCAGCAAGAGGTAATACTAAGAACGGTGGAGATGATACAGCAGTAGCAATGACTGTATACTATCAAAAGTCTGGACAATCAAATTGGAACTTAATGGGAACATTAATTAACCCATCTGCTCAACGTACTGATCCTATTGCTGGTAATATTCCAGCGATTGATACGAGTACTAATACTGGAAATTATGATGGTGATAGTGGTGCTACTAATTGGTATACATTTACTGTTGATGTACCACAAGATGCTAGAGGTGCTGATACTAAGTTCAGGATAGAACAGGATCTACCAACAGCTAGTGGTAGTAATGATACTGCTGAAGATAAGAACCATATTGGTATATGTGAATTGATTTGGTGGAGTCCAAAGACAACATCACAAGTCTTTGTTCCAAGTCCAGGTGCTGTTTCTAAACCATCTATTGATTCATTAACATATACTATTGAAGGTGCTCAAGGACAAAATACTACATATAGTTCTGGTCTGGTTGCTGGAGATGCAACAATTACTTTAAAATCAACAACTAAGATTGAGCCAGTGGCATCAATTGATCCAGATTTTGAAGTTCCTTTGTTAGTCCCTTACACCACATGTAAGTACTTGATTAAAGCTTTCTAAATATATAAGGAGAATGTAATAAGACATGGCATCGCAAACCTTAGTACTGGATGTTCAATTAGATGTATTGAACCAGACTATAACATATAAAGATTATATAAGAGTCATTCCAGAATCATATTGGACTGATACTTTAGTTCCTTACATGTATCCTCTGTGGGATACTGATAAGGATAAACTTATTATGTTTAGTTGGTATACCAATGATACTTACTTCGCAAAACGTAGAAAGTATGTGAGAGATTTTAAGGCTAATAAAGATGTCTGGAAAGATTATGAAATGGAAGCAGTTGCAGAAGCAAAAGCAACTGAATTTAAAGATAAACTAGTTGAAGCATTCTATCTATTTGATTCTCTTGAAGATAATGATTTTCAACAAGAACTTAATCAAATGTATGCGAAGACACAAACTGTCTCTCGTACTACAATAAGACTTGCTAGAGATTTCTTGTTAAGTGAAACTGATTGGTCAATGGTATCTGATGCTGCTATTACTGCTGATCAGAAAGCACTGTATACTGAGTATAGAAAGCAATTGAGAAATCTTACATTACAAGAAGAGTTTAGTACTAATGTACAAGGTGTTAAGTTTCCTATTTCTCCTGAATTTTATGAAAAGATTCATAAGGTTAATAATCCAACTGATGCATACTTACAGACACCAGGACAATTCTTACCAATTGCTCAACATTATTTGAAGAACTTCAGAGATAAGATGGCTCAATACTTATTGTTGAAGTCATGGACAGAAAGATCATTCTTCAGTCAGTTGTTAACAGAGTATGGTGCTGCTAATTTCTTAGATACTAAAGATAGAGGAGATTGGACTGCTGGATTTACATCAACAGCACAAGAGATTCAATCAAGAACTGATTTCTTGAATAATATTATTACTCAAGCACAAGCAGAGATTGACAAAGGAGGTTAATTATGATAGTATTAGGCAAACCATTATTGCAATTTGATCTTGTGGCAGCATATTGTGTCAAGAATGATTGTGCTGCTTTGTACATGGACTTCCACAAATATAATTCCTTAGATTCTACTAAGAAAGCAACAGTTACCACATATTATGAAGGAATTGTTGATGATTATGTGTTAGATGTCATTAAAGCAGGTGTAAATGAGAATACAATAGCATTTGCAACTGATGAACATGCAGGTATAAATGCTGAATCATGGTTTCCCAAATTAACAGAGTGTCCTGATGCTGATCATTTCATAAATGCTTATGTAGTTGATAATAAAGGAGATATCACTTGGCAGAACGCTTAGTGTACCACATTACAAACTGTCACAAGCACCCACACAGGGTGCTTTTTTATGCT